ATAATAATGAGGTAGATAATAATAAAGTTCAAGTTCTATATTTTAATTATAAAACATATATGAACGAAGTTTATAAAGTAAAAGAAACTGGTAGTGGAGCTGAAAAAGCTATCGAAAAAGACGATACGTTTAATCCGCCAGAAGATGCTACTGATTATTCAAGATTACAAAGAAGTATAGAAACTTTATATGAAGGTGCTTTAATACTAGGTACTAACAAATTGCTTAAGTGGGAAATGTCTAAAAACATGATGAGACCTAAGAGTGATTTTACTAAAGTAAAAATGAATTATGCTATTGTAGCACCTCGTATTTACAAGGGTAAAATAGAAAGTTTAGTAAGGCGTGTAACAGGTTTTGCTGATATGATACAACTTACACATCTAAAGATACAACAAGTATTAGCTAGAATGGTACCAGATGGTGTTTATTTAGATGCTGATGGTCTTGCTGAAATAGATTTAGGTAACGGAACAAATTATAGTCCACAAGAAGCATTAAATATGTTTTTCCAAACAGGTAGTGTTATTGGTAGATCATTTACAAGTGAAGGTGATATGAATCCAGGTAAAGTTCCTATTCAGGAAATACAATCAGGTTCTGGTGGTCAAAAACTACAGTCGCTTATAGGTAACTATAATTATTATTTACAAATGATAAGAGATACTACCGGGCTTAATGAAGCTAGAGATGGTAGTACGCCAGATAAAAACGCTTTAGTTGGTGTTCAAAAACTAGCCGCGGCAAATAGTAATACAGCTACAAGACATATATTACAGTCTGGCTTATACTTAACGTCTCATATAGCTGAGTGTTTATCTTTAAGAATATCAGATATTATAGAGTACTCTCCAACTAAAGACGCTTTTATACAACAAATAGGCTCTCACAATGTAGGAACTCTAGAAGAAATGCAAAACTTGCATTTATATGATTTTGGTATATTTTTAGAATTAACACCTGATGAAGAGGAAAAAGCTTTACTTGAAAACAATATACAAGTTGCTTTAGCACAACAAACTATAGATCTTGAAGACGCTATTGATATTAGAGAAATTAAAAGTTTAAAGTTAGCTAATCAATTACTTAAGCTTAGAAGATCTAAGAAAATAGAAAGAGATCAAGAGTTAAACGAAAGAAATATTCAAGCTCAAGCACAAGCAAACGCTCAAGCACAACAAGTTGCCGCTCAAGCAGAGGTACAAAAGAATATGGCTTTAACAGAGCAAAAAACCTCTTTAGCTCAAATAGAAATGCAATTAGCACTTCAAAAAATGCAAGCAGAAGGTGCTCTTAAAAAAGAGTTAATGGAACAAGAGTTTCAATACAACATGCAGCTGAGACAAATGGATAACCAAACTGTAAGTAAAAAAGAAAAAGAAAAAGAAGATCGTAAAGACGAAAGAACAAGAATTCAAGCAACTCAACAAAGTGAGCTGATTGATCAAAGAAATAGTGCAAAAGCACCTAAAAACTTTGAGTCCGCAGGTAATGATAATATAGGCGGCGGATTTGATTTAGGTGCATTTGATCCTAGATAAAAATTATTAACTATTATTATATTATATTATGGCAAAAAAGAAAAAAGTAACCGAAGAAGTTACAAAGGTAGACTTATCTAAAAATGCAACACCTGAAGATAACACTACAAAAGTAAACCTAGACAAACCAATAGAACCAAAAGAAAATGAAACCAAAGAAGAAATTAAAGAAAATAACCCTGTCGACGAGGGAGTGGCTAGAGTCGATGAAAATGCCGATGCCACAGAAAAACAAGAAGAAGTACAACCGGAAGCTGAAACACAAGAAACTCCAGTATTAGAAGAAATTACTGAAGAAGAAGTTAAAGAGCAAGTAGAAGATTTAGCTGAACAAGCTCAAGAAGCTATGCTAGAAGCTCAAGAAACTGGAAAAGCAATACCTGAAAACGTACAAAAACTAATGGACTTTATGGAGGACACTGGTGGTACATTAGAAGATTATGTCACACTTAATCAAGATTTTTCTAACTACGACGACATGACAGTTCTTAGAGAGTACTATAAAAAAACAAAATCTCACTTAACACCTGAAGAGGTGGAATTTTTAATTGACGATAGATTTTCATATGATGAAGAAGTTGATGAAGAAAGAGAGATTAAAAAGAAAAAAATAGCGTTAAAAGAGCAAGTTGCCGACGCTAAAGCCCATCTGGACAGGCAAAAGTCCAAATACTATGAAGAAATTAAAGCTGGGTCAAAGTTGACCAAAGAACAACAAAAAGCTGTAGATTTTTTTAATAGATATAACAAAGAATCAAAAGAAAACGAAGCGGTTCTTGAAAAGCAAACAAATACTTTTAAAATCAAAACTAACAATGTTTTTAATAAAGACTTTAAAGGCTTTGACTACAATGTTGGTGAAAAGAAGTATAGGTTTAATGTTAAAGACAGTAACAAAGTGAAAGAAAACCAAAGCGACATTAATAATTTTGTCAAGAAGTTCTTGAATGAAAATAACGAAATGTCAGATGCTACAGGTTATCACAAGTCTTTGTTTACCGCTAATAATCCTGATGCTATTGCAAAACATTTTTACGAGCAAGGTAAAGCAGATGCTTTAAAAACAAGTGTTGCTAAAGCTAAGAACGTAGACATGAACCCCAGACAACAACATGGATTTGTTGAGGCTGGTGGTATGAAGGTAAAAGTACTAGGTGAAACTTCTAATGATTTTAAGTTTAAAATTAAAAATAAATAATAAATTTAAAAAAACAAAATTATGGCAATTACAGGTGGAAATTTGTTAAATAGTGTACCTGCTCCAATACAGCAAACACTAGCTACAAATTACTTAGATTTCAACACAGACATGGGTTGGGCTCAACAATATTTACCAGATCTTATGGAAAAAGAAGCTGAGGTTTTTGGAAAAAGAACTATTTCAGGATTTCTTTCACAAATAGGAGCTGAAGAAGCGATGGCTGGTGATCAAGTTATTTGGTCTGAGCAAGGTCGTTTACACTTATCTTACAAAGGAGATATAGATACTAATAATATTATTACTATTCAAAAAGATATTGATGGTAATGATATTACTACAACTACACACCACGGTGTTAGATTAAATGATACAGTTATTGTATCAACTGTTACTGGAGTTTTTAAAGGTTTAGTAACTCTTGTAAATGGTTTAAGTATTACTGTTGCAACTTATGATGGAACTACTATACCAACTTCAGGTAACACTGCTGATGGTGCAACTACTCTTTTTGTTTATGGTTCTGAATACGCAAAAGGTGTTGGTTACAACAATACTGATGACGCTACAGTACAATCAAGAGGAGCTAACGAACCACAATTTAAAACTTTTAGCAACAAACCAATTATCATGAAAGATTACTACGAAGTATCAGGTTCTGATACATCTAGAATTGGTTGGGTTGAAACTACTAGTGAAGGTGGTCAATCAGGTTACATGTGGTACTTAAAAGCTGAGTCTGATACAAGAGCTCGTTTTACTGATTACTTAGAAATGGCAATGTTAGAAGGTGAAATTGATCGTCTTGACGCTTCTAGTAACGGAGTTGAAGATGCTTTATACGGAGCTGATGGTACTAAATCTGTTGGTACAGAAGGTTTATTTGCTGCTATCGAAGCAAGAGGTAATATGACTTCTGGTGTTACTGGTGTTAATGCTGCTACTGATTTAGCTGAATTTGACGCTATCTTAGCTGAGTTTGATAAGCAAGGTGCTATTGAAGAAAACATGATGTTTGTTAACAGATCTACTAGCTTAGCTATGGACGATATGTTAGCTTCTATGAATTCTTACGGTGCTGGTGGTACATCATACGGTGTATTCAACAACTCTGAAGATATGGCATTAAATTTAGGTTTCTCTGGCTTCAGAAGAGGTTCTTATGACTTCTACAAGTCTGACTTCAGATACTTAAACGATTTAGCTACAAGAGGTGGTGTTAACGCTGCTAATGCTGCAAATGCAATTAGAGGGGTTATTATTCCAGCAGGTACTTCAAATGTTTATGACCAACAGTTAGGTAAAAACTTAAAGAGACCATTCTTACACGTTCGTTATAGAGCTTCACAAACGGACAATAGAAGATTGAAAACTTGGGTTACTGGTTCTGTTGGTGCTGCTACATCTTCTTTAGATGCAATGCAGTTACATATGCTAACTGAAAGATGTTTAATTACTCAAGGTGCTAACAATTTCATGTTAATGAACTAAGCACTTATTACTTAAGGATCGAGGCTTCGGCCTCGACCCTTTATTTTACTAATTTTATTATATATTATATTATGTCAAAAAAACAAAAAACACAAGAGGTAGAGGTACCTGTTGTTGAAACTCAAGTAGTTGAAACACCAAAACCTAAAAAAGTTGAACCTAAAAAACCAACTTGGGAAATAAAAGATAGAGTTTATTATTTAAAAGGCAATAAAAAACCCTTGTCTAGAGCAATAAAATCGGCAAGCATATATTATTTTGACGAAGAAAAAGGTTACGAAAGAGAATTAAAATATTGTAAAAATCAAAAAACTCCATTTGTTGATGAAATGAAAGGAGATCAAAGATTAGATCATATTATTTTTAGAAATGGCACTCTTTTTGTAGAAAGATCAAAAACAGTTTTACAAAAACTTTTAAGTTTATATCACCCACATAGAGATCAATTATTTTATGAATACAAACCTCAAGAAGTTGCTGCTCAAGAAATAGATATTTTAGAAATGGAAGTAGAAGCTTTGATGGTAGCTAGAGATTTAGATATTGATATGGCCGAAGCTGTTATGAGAGTAGAGAAAGGCTCTGAAGTGTCTACAATGAGTTCTAAGGAGCTTAAAAGAGATTTATTACTATATGCTAAACGAAACCCTGGTTTGTTCTTAGATTTGGTTAATGATGATAATGTTCAGCTTAGAAATTTTGGTATCAAAGCAACTGAAATAGGTATATTAAAATTATCTTCTGACCAAAGAACTTTTTCATGGGGTTCTAATGATAGAAAACTAATGAATGTTCCTTTTGATGAACACCCGTACTCAGCTTTAGCTTCTTGGTTTAAAACTGATGAAGGTATGGAAATCTATGCAAACATAGAAAAACAATTAAAATAATCAAACTGTAGAAGCGGTCGCTCTACGGGGCGATCGCAAACTACAATAAAAAAAATATGGTAAATATAAACACAGTGTACCAAACGGTGTTAGCTTTAGCTAACAAAGAACAAAGGGGTTATATAACGCCACAAGAATTTAATTTATTTGCAATACAAGCACAAATGCAAATATTTGAGCAGTATTTTTATGACTTAAACCAGTTTTTAAGAGCACCTGGTAATAATACATCACATTCTGACATGGTAGACTTGTTAGAAGAAAAAATAAGTTTGTTTGAACGAATAAATACAGCTGTTGGAGGTGGTACTCAATTACCAGAAGATTTATACAAGCTACAGCAAGTACTGTGGAAAGAGTCTGGGCAAGGCAGCAACAATCAAACATACGACGTCGAGTATGTTGATCAAAAAACATATACTCAAATGAGACGAGTTAGTCTTATTAAACCTACAGATAAAAGACTAGTATATACTAGAAATGCATTTAGCATAGCTGTTATAGGTAAAGAACAAAAAACAATTGGAGTAACTTGTAACTACATTAAAGCTCCTGAAAATCCAAACTGGACATATGTTGTTGTAGGTGAGAAAGCTTTGTTTAACCCAGACGGTGGGGTTGTACACTTTGAACTTCACCACTCAGAACAAACAGAACTTGTAACAAGAATTTTAGGCTTAGCTGGAATAACATTAAAAGATCAAAGCCTTTATCAAATAGCTTCAAACGAAGAGTCTAAACAAATCCAACAACAAAAAAGATAAAAAATGACAGTAGATCCAAATAGAATTCAAATAGACTATTACGAGGGAAACAATTACGGTGATTATCAGTTTACATCCCTAAAAGATATTATACAGCAATTTTTAGTAGTGTACGTTGGTGAAGGTAAAATAATAAGTAAAGCTAGTGAAACAGATGTTTCTTTTCACGCTCAAAGAGCTTTACAAGAACTTTCCTTTGACACTTTTAAATCTATTAAATCTCAAGAAATAGTATTACCACCATCACTACAGATGATGCTTCCTCACGATTATGTTAACTACACTAAGTTATGTTGGTCAGATGCTTCTGGCATAGAACACGTTATATACCCAACAAGCAAAACATCAAATCCTTTTAGCATTAAACAAGATACTGACGGTAATTACGATTTTGGAGGTGCAGAAGGTTTATTTCCTAACTTTAATAATTCAGATTTTAGCACAGCACTTGATTCTACTAACGACTGGTCTTTTTCTAACGCTAGGGTTATGACTGCTAATAACTCTGCAAATCCAAACTCACTACAAACAAAAGATATATTTGCTGCCGGTAATACTAATCATGGTGGTAAGTTAACAGCTAAAATACATCATGAACTTAGTTCTACTGGAATTTCTTTTGGTAGGCATTACAGTTGTTGGCAAGAAGTAGATGTTAGTGGTCTAGATGTTGTTAATATTTCTGCAGACGGAGTTGCTCCAGCTGACCAAACAGGTGCTTCTGGGGCTACTATAAGATTAGGTATAAGTAGCACAAAAGGTGACACAAAAACAAGTCCTCACGCTGTTTACGGTGACCCTACTTTAAACGGTGGTACATCTGGTTCTCAAAGTAAGGGCCCTAACTTTTTACCACACGCTTCAACAGCAGACAATTTGTCTTATTTAGAATGGGTTGGTGGTACAACGGCAGATAGCACTACTAAGTCTCTTAACGATGTTGACGTTACTAATTACAATAGCGTGTTTGTATTAGTTACAATGTTTGTACCAGGTGATGTTTCTGGAATGGCTGATATGGCGACTGTAAATTTAACTTTAGATAATGTTGTATTAACGTTTGAAGGAGATTTTCAAGCTTTACAACAAAGTAGCGAATCTAAAACGTGGAGTAATTTTAAGTCAGTAAACACTTCTGAGACTAATAATCATGAGTACGATACTGATAATTATGATTTGATTATTGGTAAAAGATATGGTCTAGACCCACAGCACGCTCAAGTAAATGGATCATTTTATATTGACAACCTAAAAGGTTTAGTTCACTTTAGCTCTAACATTTCAGGAAAAACTGTGATATTAAAATATATAAGCGATAGTCTTGGCACTGATCAAGAAATGCAAGTGCATAAACTAGCTCAAGAAGCTTTGTACAAACATATAATGTATGCTATATTATCAACTACTGCAAATATTCCCGAATATATAGTTAGAAGATACAAAAAAGAAAAGTTTGCAGCTACAAGGCAGGCTAAACTAAGATTATCAAATATTAAGTTAGAAGAAATAACACAAATACTTAGAGGTAAGTCTAAGTTGATAAAACACTAATACATGCCAGAAATCAAAAACACTTTTGTTGGAGGTAAGATAAATCAAGACCTTGACGAAAGAATTGTTCCTAATGGAGAGTACATAGATGCGATGAATATTAAGGTTAATTCATCTGATGACTCTAGTGTTGGTACGGTTCAAAACATATTAGGAAACTCCAGAGTGGATATGATAGTACCGCAAGACTATTTGTGTATAGCAACTATTGCAGACGAAAAAACAAACAAGCTGTACTGGTTTGTAACAAAACAATTGCCAACTCCAATCAACGCTATATTGCAGTATGATTTACAAGATCCAAATGCTGCGGCTAAAATAGTTTTAATTGACAAAAACAACTCTACATTAAAGTTTACAACAAAAATTATTACTGGTATAAATATTGTTGATAATTTTTTATTTTGGACAGATGGTGTTAACGAACCTAAAAAAATTAATATAGATGATTGTTTAGAAGGCACAAAGCTGTCTAATCCTTCTGTTCAAGACTTAAACAGTGCGGTTCACACAAAACTAGTAGTCAACGGTGTTCCTAAAGGTGATATTGAAGAAAAACATATAACTGTTATTAAAACAGCGCCTAGAACAGCTCCCTCAACAACTATACTACCTGATTACGATAAGCCAGCCGTGCTTTTCGAAAAAGTTTTCCCAAGATTTTCTTACAGATACAAATACAAAGATGGAGAATATTCTTCTTTTGGTCCTTTTACAGAAGTAATATTTAATCCTATTTATAAGGAGGAGTATAACCTTGACAATGCTTACTCACTTGAAGAGGGTAATAACGCTGGTATGGTAAACAACATAAAAGCTATTAGGTTTCAAAATTTTAAACATGCTAGAATGGGAAAGAATGTAGTGCAAGTTGAGTTGCTTTACAAAGAAGAAGGTTCTAGTGTTGTTTTTTCTGTTAAAAAAATAAACTATAATGACCCTGAGTGGAGTCAAAACCAATTTCTTTTAGAATCACAAGATATATTTGCAGCAATACCAGAAAATCAGCTATTAAGAGCTTGGGATAACGTCCCTAAAAAAGCGCTAGCACAAGAGGTTACAGGTAATAGAAT